TTAATTGGCAGAGTGGACGACTGCTGAGGATTGGTTTTCTTGAATAATGTTGTGCAACACCGCTTTCGCGGGAACTAATTTGTTTTTTTTATCCATTTTATAAAGAACTGTCACGTCACTGTAAATTGAATTTTTCCCGAAGAGAAGGGCGGGCTTAATTCCCAAGCCAAGTTCCATTGGAATCCTCTTCTCGCCAATGGAGGGGATTATAACGCCCCACCCTCTTTTTGAGCTGTCAAGGTCAATGGCTCTGATTAAAATTTCAGTATTTTCTAAATCAACCGTTTCAATTTCATTCAAGTCCTCTTGAAGATATGTCGGTATAGCTTTAATTGTTTTATTGTTTATTGTTAGGTCGCTTGTTTTGTCGAGCTCTATAGTAGACTCTGGGTCGCTCTTTGCCGGACGAATTATTTTAACAGTATTTTTTGCAGCTTCAGCCTTGTTTCCAACTGCCGCGTCAATAATGGCTTGATAGTCTTCCGGCTCCATTCCAGCAGATTTAGCACCTATGTTTATAATGATATTGTTGTTGGCTTCAATGGTTGTACGACTTTCAGGGGGCGCTCCAAAAAACGATAAGGCATAGGCTCCTCCAGCCATAACTAATGCAAGCACTATGGCTGGCAAAATAGGGCTCTTATCCCCTAGAGTTTCCATCCCGGTTACCTTCCTAAGCTTATCAATGCCTTGGTCCAAGTTTTCCTGGCTTCTAAAAAAATATCTAACGATAATCTTTTCAAGAAGGCTGCCGCTTTCAATGGTCTCTATGAATAGATCAACTTTTTCTATCTTTGTTCCTGGAAATATCTTTTCTAGGGCTAAAGGAGTCCTTTTAACGATATTATCCAGAGCTATCAATGCCTCGGCTACTTGGGCTATTGGGATCGGATTTTTGTTGGAATAGTAGATTTGGTGGGTTGTGGCGACTTGCATCTAATGCCCCCTCCTTCTCGGGTCAGCTATTCTCCGTACACCTTCACCATGGCCACACTGATCAAGCCGAATCCTTCGCGGATCTCCAAGGCCTGGACTTCTTCAACGCCTCCCTTGGCTTGGGCAATTTCTGCGCTGGCGGGCTTGGCTTCGATCCCGAGGACCTTTACCCCCCAAGCCTGGCCTTCTTTTGCTGGTCCGTTGTCCCGCAGGAAGGCGAGAATGTCCTGATGGTCGCCGTTAAAGAACGCCGGGCTGCAGCCGGAGAGGATCGAGGTACAGGCTAAGGCGGCGAGGGCAAGTTTGAATTTACGGGACAGGTGAGCAGAGCTTTTCCGGGCGAATCGCCAGAGATGGATGCCGACCAACATGGCGGCGATGGAGCACACGGTGCTGATGGCGGGTGAGGGAAGCATCGTCCCGATCACCAGGACAATCAAGGTGGTACCGAGGATCGAAAGGCGGCGGTTGATTTCGGGTGGTGGTGATGCAGCATCTTTGATGAGACGGATGATTTGCTCTTTCTTTTGTTGGCGTGAACTTCCGTGTTTCATTTGGGCCCTCTCCATTAAACTTCACCCTCATTTCTTTGCGTACCTTACCATAGCTTGCGAGAAGAGCGGGGAAGGGCTGCCGCCTACGACCGGAGCTACAACCTGAAAATCTCCGAACGGCTGCCAGCCCTTGGAAATGAGGTTGTTTACTTCGGTGACCAGTTTTTTGAGGTCGTGTTCAGAAATGGCCCGGTATTCTTCAATGCCTTGCATAGAATTCCCCTTATTTTGGTTTTGTAATGCGTTCCTGTGGTTTTTTCTTGGTTTGTGTGATTGCGTCTCCAAAGAGATTAGAGCCGACTTTAGGCAATTGTTTAAAATGAGATGTCTAAAGCCTACCTTTGATAAAGCCAAGATTAACCAGGCGATATTTCATTGCTTGCTTAGACACCTTGAAAAGGTTCGACATTTGCTCAATGAAAAAATTTACTGGGACTTTGTCTACGTTGTTTTCGCCTTTATATGTTTCTATGATTTTTTTCCCATGTTTTTTTATTAATTCGTGAGGCATAAGTAGTTGTGCAGCAAAGTTGTTTGCTTCATATTCTTTAGAATCCCAATATGTTTCACTTCTGCTAAGAGAATTTTTGCTATCGACTATTTTATTTGATCCTTCATTTTTATCCAAATGCAAAATGTAGTGACCTATTTCATGTGCTATTGTGAACCTTCTTCTGTTTTCATAGTTGTTTTCTGCTGGATTTAACCAAATTTTAGGTCTATTGTTTGCAAAAGATATTGAGCCTATTTTGTCTAAGAGTTCCATATCTATTGTTTCAACAATTTTTATTTTTAGAATATCGCAAATCTTTTCTACATCAATTGGGGGACAAAATTCAAAGTCAAAATTTTTGGTTAAGAACTTTAATAACATCTTTGGAGTGATTTCATTCCTATTCATTTTTGGAATCCTCCTCCAATTCAAGCTGGACAGACAAATCTCCAATTTCTTTGTCAGCTAAATCATGCTCTCGATTTTTTATTTCATCTTTTACTTTTGCATCAACAAGGCTTTCTAGCCTCTCCTTGGTGGCCGTGTGTTTAAATAGTTTTTTTGTGAACGAATCGGCCAGAGTGCTATCGGTGTTTAAGTTGAAAAAGAAATCATGCATATTATCTTGAATTTCTCTTTCTTTTACGGCCCCGAACCATTTCGCAAAGTATAGCCCAACTGCCGTCACCAGCAAGGTGATAACAACGAAAATAAAAGTGGTATATACAATATAGGTATTTGCTGTTGCCATTACGTCGGATGAAGAAACTGCCCAGCTCGCAGGTGAAGTGTGTCTTGAGTGGGCAGCGGCTGCATCTTGGAAAAGATCAAAAGTTAGCCCACCCAAAAGGCCTGCAAGGTATGCAACGCACAAAAGCCCTGTGAAATTAAGTATTTTGATTATTTTTGCCATATTGACCTCTACGTAGCCGATCTAGCCAGTCGCAGTACCGTCTATTTATTGACATCTTTCTAGTAATAAATGTGAATCAGTCTTTGCAAAGCCTCTCTCGTTTCCGCCGCAAAGAACTATCCATTCGAGTTTTTGCTGTATGGCAATCATCACATAGGGTTGCCAAATTAGCGATGGAATTGTCCCCGCCATTTTGCAGCGCCCGCTTATGATCGACTTCCAGCTTGTAGGTGCTGCCGCAGATAACGCATTGATTTCCGTCCCTTGACTTGATGAATTCCTTGACGGATTGCGAGACGTCTCTTTCGTAAATGGTTTGGTCGCAGGACAGGGCCCCAACATTTTCATTTGCCTGCCGAAAATATTCGTTGAGCCGCTGTTCGCGAATTGCGGAAGAGATCTGTGTGGACTGGCGCGGGGATTTTTCCTGGCGGGTCGCTCTGGCAGAAGAATTGGCTCGCTTCTGGTGGTAATGGTATTCGCCCGTTTTTCTGTTGTGGTGGCCACCGTTGGCATCCAAGCCACCTGGGTGCGAGAAAACCAAGCCGGGAAGAGTAATTAAAATGAGAATTGAACCGAGAAGTCTTCGTCCCCCTCGAACAAGCATTGTTCCCTCCTTGCCCCCTACGCCGCCAACCTGATCAGCCGCAGCACCGTCTTCTTGTCGACGTCTTTTTCTTCCTCGTACATCTCGTAAATGTGAATGATGAGTTCGGCTTTTTTGTCGGGCTTGAGTTCCAGGTTGAGCTGGCCAAGGCCTTCTTCCACGGCCTCGATGATCACCTGGAGGAGTTCCTTGTCGAGAGGTTTCCCTTCCGATCGCTTTTCCCCCACACCAGTTTTTAGCCAGTGGAAGTTGATTCCTGAAAGGTCAGAAACCTTTGCAATACTGCCATCTGGCACCGATCCTCTTTTTTTCCATTTGCTAGCTGTCCCAAGCGAAAAACCAGCCAAGTCCTGCATATCCTGCTGGTTTTTGGCGTTTAACGCCTCGATCATTCGATCAATAATTTCTTCAACAGATGACATTTGGAATTTTTTCCGTTGACAAAATGCCAAACGGCATTTATTGTTTGTCCCAACAGTTAGACACGAAAGGGGACGTTATGAGTAAGGCAAAAATAATCTTGATCAACGGTGCCGGTCGCGGAAAGAGCTTCTTGGCCTCCATTTTGGCTAAGGAGTATCTCAGGAACGGCATCGAATGCCAGGTGGAGCATGTGGCCTCTCAGCAGGAGGCCGAATCCCTGACTCCTCCTGCTTCGGGCTATCTGATCATCGTTACCAATACAGTCCTCATGATGGAGGAAATTTGGCAAACGATTACTGTCGAGGGCGGTTATCTCTTACCAGCGGCCTGATATACCGGACATCTTTTCGATACGCCGATCCCCGGGTTGGGGGAGTCGTCGAAAGCCTTCATCGGAACACCGAGATAGAGGGCAGCGGCGATCATGGCCCCATTGCAGATGTAATCCCCGGTGGAATATTCGGCGCGGTGTTTCAAGTTGTAGCTGGAGGGGGAGGTTCGAGTGACTGTTTTGGTCGTTTGGCATTGACGAAGCCAACCAACCGATCTCTTGAACTCGTCAAACCGGAGGGTGAGGGAAGCGCGATTCCCCTCAAGGTCGATTTTCATCAACCGGCCTTGGTGAGGGTTCCACCATCCCCATGCGCACAAGGGAGGGTGTTTTACGATGAGAGCTAGGAACTGCTGTTCGGTAGGTTGATTCATTACTTCCCCCCTTCTTAGTCAGACAATTAGGACAGTTTTACCAATCTTCGGAGAGTTTTTCAATGACAAAGTCTGTAGCCAACATCGTGATCTCCCGGATGCGTTTGAACAACGTGACGGTGAAGGGTTGGGCCGAGGTCAACGACCACAAGCCGGACACCGTCTACAAGACCCTCTACGGTACCCGTGGCAAGGCCGATCGAGGCGAATCGCTCAAAATCAAGGAGGGCCTGCGGCGCGACGGCTACTGGCCGACTGATAAGGAGAGTGAGGCGGCCTCGAATGGCTAATTCCCCCTGTCGTAACAGTAGCGGAGCAGGCATGAACTCGACATTAAAAACGAGGGTGGTTTTTTAGTATGAGATCACACGAGGCAATTCGCCGCATGGTCGGCGAGCATCATGAGGAGATCGCGAAGGCGATTCACAGGAGCGCGAACCTGGTCTATCGCTGGACGCTGCCGACGACGGACTACACGGACTCGGGAGCGTTCAACGACCTGGACCGGATCGAAAACGGAATGCGCCGGGCTCTGGAGTTAGAAGTGCCCCACGTCGACGCACTGGCGCCGATTCACTACTTGGCCTTGAAGTTCGGCGGCCGCTTCCTGCCGCCTGTCCCTCACGCCTGTGGATTTAAGGACCTGAGCCGCCAGCTGACCCGGGCGATGAAGGAGACGAGCGAGGCCTTCGCGATCGCGGCGGAGGCGCTGGAGGATCATGAACTGACGCCGGCAGAGCGGCGGCGGATCATCAAGGAAACCTACGAGGGGATCCACGAGCTTTCCCAGATCATCAGCATGCTGGAAAGCGGGGAAGGGGAGGGGTAGGGCATGGCAGCGAATCGGCCGGGAGACGCAACCAGGGAACTCGAGGAAGCCCTGGACTTCCTGATGGGCTGGGAAGAGATGAGCGGGGTGGCCTTCGCCATGATCTCCCAGCGGATCGAGCGAATCCTGAACGCGACAGGTAAGACGGCCAGGGACTTGACCCTGGGGGAACTCAAAAGAGAGTTCGACTGGGTACGCGAGACGATGGCCGCTAATCATGACCGGTTTGTGGGTGAGGGGTAGATGGAAGTTTTGCGAGAACGGCATCTTTGCGAAAAGCTCAAGGTCTCGCCGAACACGGCGCGGAAGATCCGCCGCGAGGACCCGACTTTCCCGAAAGCGCGGGTTATCGTCGGCGACGTCGAGGGCTGGCTGTCAGAGGAGATCGAGGCTTGGCTTCGCCAGCGGCCTGTTGCACCGAAGTCCGTGCGGGAGGCCGGCAGAAGAGCTTAGTGAAAATGGCCCGGCGATAGTCAGGGCCATGCGCTGCCGGCGGGGACTCCCCCCTCCACTCCGCCGGCAGCTCTTTTGATCGGGGGGATGATTTATCGAGGGTATTGCCATGAGGAGCGTATTGTGCGTGGTCAAGCGGGCGCCGGGAAGTGTCCGCTCCTGGGTAGAGAGGCATCCGGAGGATGTCGCGGCGGTGGCCGTTACGATCCTGGCGGGTGTTTTTTTATACCTCTGGCTTACCTGGTGGGGGTGGCCATGCGAATGATGTTCGTGACGTTGATTTTCGTTTTGCTGCTGATGATCGTGGGATGGGCCCAGGAGCAGGACCGTCTGGACGAGCTGCGATACGAGCCGGTGCGGGCGGAGATTATGGCCTCGGCGCCCCATTGGGCGGTGACGGAATGACGAGGAGAAGCCAATGGTCCAAGTCGAGTGCACGACATGCCGGTCTGAGCCGCGTTGCTCGAAGAAGGGCGAGCACCATCGCAGCACAGCGTTTGCCTGGGCCAACGACCGGCCGATCGAGGACTGCAGGGGCTACGAGCCTCGTTGGTCTCGGGGTGTCCCAGGCGTGCTGGATCTCCCCGCGCCCCACCGCAGGCTCTTCTCTGGCGAGCAGGACAATCATGCCCAGCGCCGCTGAACGGGAAGGGGGCCAGCCTTTGCCGGCACCTTTGCGCCGCTCCCCGCGCCCCTCCCGAAGGGAATGCTCCAGAAAGATAAAAGGTCATGAACGGACGGCGGGGCAGGGCAGGAGGCCCTCGCAAGCTGCGGGTCCTTCCGGCGAGTATTCCGGGATACGGGTGCGAAAACCCCGGAATTCGAGTCCATTTGATTTTTGATTCGAAAGTGAAAAACTGAATTTTATCGATAGCTTATGCAGTAATAGAGAGGGTTTGTTATGGAGTCAGGAGCGGCAAGTCTTTCTCGGGGTATCCCCCAGGAGGCTAGAGAGGCCTTTTCTGCGGACTTTTTGGATGACGAATATTGCCGCCAATGGTTTTTGAGCCGGTACTATCCCGACGGCCCACGGTGTCCGGAGTGTAAAGCCCCGATCTCCAAGCGGTCGCTACAAAATTTTCGTTCCTTGCGCCGTTTCACCTGTGGTTCCTGTGGCACTCAGCCAAGGGCCACAAAAGGAACCGTCCTCCAGGATTCCCCCTTCACACCGAAAGAGCTTTTCCTCCTCGCCGTGCTGATCGACCTCGACGTCGATGATCGACAGATCGCCCGGATCGTGGACGTCTCCAAAGAGACCGTCCGGACCTGGCGGGAAAAATTCTCAGCCCTTGCCGAGGTCGGCCACTGATGACCACAGAGAATTCCGACAACGTCGTCGACCTGCGCGAAAAATCCGAGCAGCGGGCCAAGGAAGAAGCCGAGAAGCTCGACGCCCAAGAGGCCGAAAAGAAATCCGGCACGGGCGGGCCCGACGACCCGCGTTTCGTCCGAGAGTGCTTCAAGCACAACGAGGTCGGCGACGGGACGCTCTACGCCAGTCTTCACGACGGGAAATTTCTTTTCAACAAGATTCAGGGCAAGTGGTACGCCTGGGCCGGCCACCACTGGATCAAGGACATCATGGGGACCTCCGTCGACGCCGTCGAAGCGGTCGCCCTCAAGTACGAATTCGCAGCCGACTCCATCTCTCCGGAGATCGCCGACGCCACGGAAAAACGCAACGAGGCCGAAGAACGGGCCAAGGATTGTGAAGCCGCCGAAGACGAGGAAGGCAAGCGGGCCGCCGAGGCCGAGAAAGCAAAATATCAAGGCCGGATAAACCGCCTCACCGGGGAACGCAACTCCCTGCGAAAGCGGGTCAACCAACTTCGCGGCAAGACCCGGGCCGAGAAATGCCTCTGGTGGGCCCACCACGGCCCGGCCCGCATCGCCATCAAGGGCGACGAGTTCGACCAGAAGCCGATGCTTCTGCCTTGCCCCAACGGCGTCATCGATCTCGAAACGGGCGCCCTTCGCGACGGAGAGCCCAAGGACCTGCTGCTGCGGGCCATCCCCATCCCCTACGATCCGAGCGCCCAGGCGCCGACCTGGAAGAAATTCCTCCTCGATATCCATCAGGGGAACGAGGATGTCACGAACTTCGTGCGCCGGCTCCTGGGTTACTGCCTCACCGGCCTCACCGTCGAGCAGTTCATCGCCGTCTTCATCGGAGAGGGAGCAAACGGCAAGGGAACGCTCTTCGAGCTCATGCACCACATCCTCGGGGAACTCGCCTGGAGCATCAACCCCGAGCTGATCCTCGAGCAGAAGGCCCAGCGCAGCAGCGCCGGGCCCTCGCCCGACATCATCTCCCTCTACGGCCGCCGTCTCGCGATCGCCTCCGAGACCGATGAAAACCGAAAGATCGGCGCCGCGGCCGTCAAGCGCTTCACGGGAGAGGACACTCTCACCGGCCGTTCCCCCTTCGACAAGGACGATACCAACTTCGAGCCGACCCACAAGATGGTCCTGATTACCAACGAGGCCCCCATCGGGCTGACCAAGGACTTCGCGCTTTACCGCCGGTTGGTCTATCTCGAATATCAGTTGCGCTATGTCGACGACGTCGACGCCATGAAGCGTTCCGATCCACAGAACGCCCACCTCTATCGGCAGAAGGACCCGGCCCTGCCGGCGAAGTTGCGCAAGGAGGCCCCTGGGATCCTTGCCGATCTGGTCAAGGCTTGCCTGGAATACCAGAAGATAGGTGGACTCAAACCTCCTCCCTGTCTGCTGGCCGCCAAGGAGGAGCATCGGCGCAAGGAGGACCACCTCCAGAGATACATCGAAGAGGTCTGCACCCGGGTTCCCGAAGATGAGGACAACAAGATTATCCTCGGCGTTTTCCACGATCGGTACATCGATTGGTACAAGCGCGAGGTCTCCAGCAAGGAGCGGTACTGGCCCAGCAAGATCATGCTCGGCAAAGACCTCGTCAAGAAGGGGTACCGGAAAGAGACCAAGGGCGGTCAAACGTGGCTCTACGGCCTCAAGCCGCCGGTTCCACCGGACAAGCCCTGGCTCGACTGACTATGACGTTTTATGTCCTGGCCGAGCCGTCCGGAGGGGGTGCGGGGCATGATGATTATCTTTTGAGGATGTTTTTCTAGGGGCGGCCCGAAAATATAACCGTCCGGCATCGTTAAGAAAAAGCACCCAAAAATGATGGAATGATGTTTTTCCCTCGCGTGCGCGTACATGCGCGCGCGTGAAGGGAGTATGGGGAAAAAATAAAAAATAAAAAAACTCTCTTATATGGAAAAAAGATCATTTCATCATTTTTGAATAAAAAAATAAGCAAATCCGGCCACTTGTTTACATGATGATACTTTCCAACGGAAAAACGAAAACATCTTTATCATGGCTATAGACCTTCTCCAACTCGCACAGCAGCACGTCCCGATGCGCAAAGTCGGCACCGAATGGCACGGCGCCTGCCCCGCCTGCGGCCCCGGCAAGTCCGGTCCCGACAAGACCGACCGGTTCAGCGTCAAGGGCGACGGCCGTTTCTTCTGCCGGATCTGCACGCCTCGCGGGGGCGATGCCGTCACCTTCCTGCGCAAGTTCGAGAACAAGAGCTGTCCCGAGGCCCATCGCCTTCTGGACACGGAGTGTGATTCCACAACCTGCCCGGTTGCCGGAAAGTGTTCCCAGGGCAAGAAGGGCGGCCCCGTAGCTCCCCGGCCGCTGCGGGCGCCGAAGAAAAAAGCCTCTCCCGAGTTCACCCCGGCCACTGCCACCACGCCGGAAGAGAAGTGGCGGGCCCGGGCCGAAAAGCTCATCGCCCAGGCCAACGCCGCCCTGCTCGACTGCCCCGAGCAACTCGCCTACTTGGCCAAGCGCGGCCTGCCCCGCGAAGCCGTCGAGCGTTATCGCCTCGGCTGGCTCGAAAAGGACATGTACCGCCCCCGCGCCGCCTGGGGTCTTCCCGAGGAAATCAGCCCTCGGACCAGGAAACCGAAGAAACTCTGGATCCCGGCCGGGATAGTAATTCCCTTCTTCTCCGCCGACGGAGCACCCGAGCGCATCCGCGTCCGCCGGCACAAAATTAACGAAGGCGATGCCCGCTACTACTGGGTGCCCGGATCGGGCAACGACGTCCCCGTCATCGGGGAAGACGCCCGCGGCTTCGTCGTCGTCGAGTCCGACCTCGATGCCTTCCTGGTCCACTGGCATGCCGGCGACCTGGTCGGCGCCATCCCCCTCGGCAGCTGCAGCCCCAAGCCCAAGGAAACGGCCATGGCCGCTCTGCGCCATGCCCTCGCCATCCTCGTTGCCCTCGACTTCGAACCCCGCGAAAACGAGCGGACCGGCCGACATGAGAACCCCGGAGGGCAGGCCGCCCGGTGGTGGCTCGAACAGTTCCGCCGGGCCGTTCGCTGGCCCGTCCCCGCGGGTAAGGATCCCGGCGAGTTCTATCAGGATCACGACGGCGACATCCGCGAGTGGGTTCTCGGCGGACTTCCCCTCGTTTTCCATGTCGATGTTCCGACCCAGCAGGAAGAGCCGGCCCAACCCGTCCCCGCTCCCGACGTCGAAAAACCGGAAACACCAGCCCCCGAGTCAAACCCCGAAGGCCTGCAGGGCGGCTACATCCGCGGAGTCAGCGAAGGCGGCCGCCCCTACCTGGTCGCCGAGGCCCGGGACGATCTGCCGAAGTTGCGGGAGGAGTTTCCCGACGACATCCCCTTCCACCGCCAGGAGCTCAACGTGCTCAAGGGGCGCAAGCCTGAAGGTGCCGTCGCTTTGCTCGGCAAGAGCGTATTTTCCGAAGGTGTCGTCGTCGCCGTCAGACCCGTGAGCGGCGACGGCCGCCCCGAATCGGCGAAGTTCGATCCTTCCGTGCAGCGTCGCAAGAGATGGGAGGGCTGTCATGGCGCTTGATTTCGACAAGGTGAAAAAACTCCACGAAATGGCCGGCGCCAACGACAAGGCGGAGATCTCCGTCCTTCACAGCGCCGTCCTCGAGGGGATGAACGCCTATAAGGCGAAAGCCACGGCTGCCAACAAGAAGAACTGGGATGCCGCCAAGGAAGGCCTGGAGGAATGCGTCGCCCGTCTCTGGCCGAAATATTTTCCCGGAGAGGGGGAGTTGCTGGAGCCGGAGATTTTCACCAAGCAGAAAGATGCCCTCGAATATCTCAAAAACCGCGGCTGCAAGCTTTCCGCCGGCAAGTTCAGCAAGGATTGGCGAAACGGTGCCGTGCGCCTGCAGAAGGACAAGAGTGTCACCCGGGCCGACCTGCTCGCCTACGCCGCCACCCTCGACCTTGACCAGCAGGCCCTCGATGAGGCCCAGCGCAGGGCGGCCAGGAAGGATGAACTCGAAATCGAGGAACGCGAGCTTCGGGTCGAGAAGCTGAGGCGGGAAAAGCGCAAGGACGATCGTGACTGGCTGCACCGTGAAACCGTCCACGAGAGGGAAGGGGCGTTGATCGGACAGCTGCTCGGCGAGATCCGTTTCCAGCTCGGCAAGATCGTTCCTGCCGTTATCACCATCTCCAAGGGGGATCACGGACGCAAGACCGAAGTCGCCAGCGCCCTCGACGAGGCCGCCTTTGCAGCATTCCGCGCCCTGTACGAAACCGGCGAGGTCGACATTGTTTTCGAAGAGGATGAGGAATGAGTCAGGATTCCCTTGCTCACGACCTTTGCGCCCGGCCCCTGCCGAGCTTCCTTCCCGAGCGTGTCCGGAAGGCCTGCGCCGGCAAGCGGATCAGCTATCGCCTCCCGGCCGCCGTTCGGCAGCGCATGGAGGTTCCCGAGCCGCTCACCGTCAGCGAGCATGCCGAGAAATACCGTCGCGTCACTTCTATCGACGCCCATCCCGGCCGCTGGCGCAACGAACTGGTCCCCCATGCCGTCAAGCCGATGGACACCATCAGCCTGCCCTGGGTGCGCCAGGTCTGGCTGTGCATGCCCGAGCGCGCCTCGAAGACGAACATTGTCCTCAACGCGGCCCTCTGGCAGCTCGACCGCGGCGTCGACAGCGGCAACGTCTTCTGGCTCATGCCCAGGGAAAAGGACGCCAAGGACGCCCTCGGCGAGCGGATCATCCCGGTGCTCAAGGAATCCCCGCGGATGGCGCGCCTCCTCACCCGGTATGCCGACGACACCACGCGCGGCCTGATTCGTTTCCGCACCGGCGCCCGCCTCTTCCCGGCCTGGTCCAATAGCGCCGCCTCCGTCGCCTCCTACTTCGGGCGGCTCAATATCGCCGACGAGATCGACAAGTTCGAGACAGGCGGGGTAGGGCGCGAAGCCGACATTCTGACCCTTTTCTTCAAGCGCGGTCGCGACCGCGACGACAGCAAGCACCTCTTCGCCTCCACCCCGGCCCAGGGCTACATCTACGAAGGGACGATGGGCTGCCAGCAGGTCTGGGCCTTCCGGCCGCGATGCCCGCACTGCGGCGAGCTGGTCGACATGGACGTCGATCACTTCGTTATTCCCGAAGGAGCCACCCCGGAAGACGTCGCTCACGGTAAACATGTAATTACCTACGCATGCAACGATTGCGGTTCCGAGTGGAACGAAGCTGCTCGCGAGCTCGCCTATCGCATGGGAACCTGGGTCTGCATCAAGGGCGCCGACGTCGAACGCCCCGAGACCGTCGGTTTCCACCTGACCGCCTTCCCCCTTCCCAACATCCCCATGCGGGAGATCGCCGAGAAGATCCTCAAAGCCAATACCGGCGAGATCACCGCCAAGAAGGCCCTCGATAACGGCTACAAGGTCATCAACTACGAAGACGCCGTCGCCGACCGCAAGGAAGACGGCATTCTCCTGCTTCGCGACGACAGGCCCGAAGGCCTTGTCCCCTCCGTCCCGATCGCCGCCATCACCGCCGTCGCCGATATGCAGAAGCGCGGCTTCTGGGTCAAGATCACCGCCTGGGGGTTCGGCCTCGAACAGGAAAGCTGGTTGCTCAAGGCGGGCTTCGTCGACTCCTGGGAGGCCCTGCGCAAGCTCTTCTACGAGACCGAATTCCGTGACGTCGCCGGCAACCGTTTCGTTATAACTCTGCGAGGCATGGATTCGGGCGGCGGCGAAAGCGAGGAGTACGCCGACCTGTCCCGTACCGCCGAATCCTACCTCTTCGCCTGCGCCAATCCCGGGATGGTTCTTTTCAAGGGCGCCCGGACGCTGGCCAACCCCTTCAACGTCAAGCCGATGGACCGCCTTCCCGGGACGAACAAGCCCCTGCCGGGAGCCGTCCAGCTCTACACCCTGAACAGCAAGCACTACAAGGACCGGCTCGCGGCCAAGCTGATGACGGCACCGGACAACCCGGGAGCATGGCACCTGCACAGCGGTTATACCGCCGAACAGGCGGGGCTGATGCGTCGCGATCCATCTCTCAAGCTCGACAACAACCTCCTGCCGCTGGCCCGGCAGATGTGCGTCGAGGTCAAAGACGAAAGGGGGTTCTGGATCAACCCCAAGAAGCGAGACAACCACTTGTGGGACTGCTCCTACATGGAGCTCGCCCTGGTCGATATCGCACAGGTGAAATTCTGGAAAAACCCCGAACAGACGAAGAAACAATCCGGTCCCCGGGTTCTCGATCCCGGGATGTGATGACGACTTACCGAGGAGGTGTCATGGGAAAAAGAGAAGCGATCGCATTCAAGCAGAGGGAAGAAAAGCCGCACCTGATGCAGGTCACCCGGGAGGAGATTGACCAGGTCAAGCGCGACTTCATTCTGGCGAACCTGTCACTCTCGCCCGACGAAGTCGGCGCCATCTTCGGCAAGTCCGGCAGGTGGGCGATCGGCAAAGTCAAGGACGGCGTGTTCGTCGCCGTCGACGGCGATGCGCGGCCAGGTGAAAACGGCCTGCAAGCCTCGCGGGGGATTCGGATCACCGCCGAATCGGTGGCAGAGTACCGCGAGTCGATCAGAATTTCACCGGAGAGGTGGGGAGAGTAACCGATGGGAAAGAAAGTCGAGGAGCCCAGAGAGCACATCGTCTCGGCCCGCCTGACGACGACCGAACGCAACGCCCTGAAACGCATCGCCAAAAAGCGCCGCCTGCCGTTGTCCGATATCGTCCGCGAACGTTTACTGGGAACCAGGTTGGTAGGGGAGTTTTACGAAGAATAAAGAACCCCCGACGCTCGGAGGGGGGGAGAGCGCCGGGGGTCCTGGAGGAGGGAACCTCCGGGACCAATCATTAAACATTGAATCCAGCGAGTCAAGGAAAAATCATGGCCTTCATCGGTTCCATCAGTCAGCCGCTTCGCAAGTTTTTCGGCACCCATGCCCGCCTGCTGAAAGACCGGCGGGTGTACGTCGGCTGCAGCGGCAACTTCACCATCGAGGCAATCCTCTCCGCTACCTGTCCTAGCGCCGAGCTCCACAGCAACGACGTCTCCCTCTACTCCACCGCCGCCGGCTATATGCTCACCTGCCGCCACCTGCCCCTGGAGATCGTCCACCCGGAACTGTCCTGGCTAAACGATTACGCCAAGCGCGGCGCAGCCGAGCAGGTCGCCTCCCTCATGCTCCTGGTCGAGGCCCTCAAGTTCGAAAAACGCAACAACCGCTTCAAACAGCGCATGTGGCAGGCCTACGTCGACCAGTTCCCGGGCATGTTCGAGAAGACCCTCGCCAAGGTCCACAAATTCCGCGAGGCCGTCAAGATCCGGGAATACACCACCGTCGACGCCTTCGACTACTTCCCCCGCCGGGACGGCGTCTCCATCGGTTTCCTGCCCACCTACGTCGGCGGTTACGAAAAGCTCTTCAAGGCCCTAGACGAGTCTATCCGGTGGGAGCCGCCCGCCTACGATATCCTCACCACCGAGCGGCGCCTCGCCACCATCGAAAAGATGGCCGAGGGCGACTACATCCTGTACGACGACGTCGAGCGCGATCTGCCCTGCGTCGCCAAGGTGCGGCAGCGGGGCAAGCGGGCCGTCTATATCTACAGCAACCTCCCTTTCCCCGGCGCCCTCATGCGCCAGAGAAGCAACGAAAAGGTTCGCCACTTTCCCATCCTCATGCCCGATGACGAAATCCCCGCCGATTCCGAGATCACCATCCGGCAGGTCGACCTGGCCACCGTCAACCACTACCGCAACCTCTACCTCAGCAAGCGGATCGCCCCGGCCCCGGCCGACATCTCTTTCCTGGTCTTCGCCGGCGGCAAGCTGATCGGCGCCATGATGTTCACCGCCTATTCGGTCAAGATCAAGAGTCCCACCGAGATCTACCTCATGTCCGACTTCGCCGTTCCCAGCAACCGGCACCCGCGCCTATCCAAGCTCATGCTCATGGTCACCCTCTGCCGGGAGACTCGCGAGGTCCTCGAAAAAACCCAGATCAAGCGATACCGGACCATCCTCACGTCCGTCTTCACCGACAAGCCCGTTTCCATGAAGTACCGCGGCCTCTATAAGCTCGCCAAGCGCGGCGACGGCTTCCTCAACTATCGCGGCACCTTCGGAGACATGACCCACAAGGAGGTTATTGCGGCATGGAAAGCCAAGTACGACAAACGCTGAGCCAGCTCAACGCCCAGTTGGCCGACCGGTTCCCCTACAAGCTCGACATGGTCGACCCCGGGCGGATCCGGCTTCTCGACAAAAATGCCCGCTACATGGAGCACGAGACGTTCCAGAACCTCGTCTCCAACGTCCAGCGCGACGGCGGCCTCTCCTCGATGCCGCTCTGCTTCAAGGAGGCCGACGGCTCCCTGCTCGTGCTCTCCGGCAACCACCGGGTCCAGGCCGCCGCCCAGGCCGGCGTCGAGGAGATCCTCGTCATGGTCATCGACCGGCCCCTGTCGCGGCAGGAGCAGATCGCCATCCAGCTTTCGCACAACTCCCTTGCCGGCAAGGACGACATGGTGATCCTGCGCGAGCTATGGCAGGAGATGGCCGACGTCGACCTCAAGTATTACGCCGGCCTCGACTCCGACACCCTCGGCGAGATCGACAAGCTCCAGTTCGAGACGCTCTCCGACGTCAAGCCCGACTTCGAGCAGGTCGTTTTCCAGTTCCTGCCCGAAGAGACCCAGGAGCTCCAGGCCATCGTCGACGACGTCGACGCCATCTTCTCGAAAGACCAGAATTTCATCCTGGCCCGCGACCATTACGACGACGTCTTCGACCTGCTCACCCAGGTCAAGGGCGGCTACAACATCGTCAGCAACCCGGCGGCCATGGCCAAGGTGATGAGCCTCGCGCGAAAGGCCATGGACGAAGATCCCGAACTCGACGACGAGGAGGAAGAAGACCTATGAACGCATTCACCCTGATCATGCAGGAGCGCCAGCGCCAGATAAAGGAAGAGGGCTTGACTCCCGAGCACGACGACGAACACAGCGCCGGCGAGCTGGCCCAGGCTGCCGAGGTCTACCGGTCGGCCGACTCCGAGGCCTCCAGCGAGCCGCCTCCCGAGTGGCCATGGCGCCCGGGCTGGTACAAGCCCGCTTCCCGCCTGCGCAACCTGGTCAAGGCCGGCGCCCTTTACCAGGCCGAGCTCGACCGGCTCGAACGCCTCCGGAGGGAGACTCACCGCCGCTTGCTGGCCGTCATGGTCGAGACCGACACCATTTTGATCGGAGAGAAAATAAAAGAAACCGACGCTAAATCGTAAGTAGCCGAAAAAAGGACGTTTTTTGCATTTTTTTACTTGACTTTGTAATTACAAAAAGTAGTATATAAATAAATAAAAACACAGCAAAGTCAAGGAGTTATGAAAATGCGGATTTCGTCGATGAGAGTTGAACTGGTCAAGGAGAAATGGGTGAGCTACGAGGGGCCTTCCCGTGTCGGCAGCAGCGAGGCGGCAGTCCAGTTGTTTCGGGCACGCATCGGCAACAGCGACCGGGAAAACTTCGTTGTCATCCTCCTGGATGCCAAGAACAAGCCGCTCGGCATCCAGACCGTGAGCATCGGCTCCCTGACCGCCGCGATCGTCCATCCCCGCGAAGTCTTCAAGGCGGCGATCGTCAGCAACGCAGCCGCCGTCGTGGCCGGGCACAACCATCCCTCGGGCGATCCGACTCCCAGCCGCGAGGACCTCGAAATCACGAAGAGGCTCAAGGAATCGGGCGAGCTCCTGGGCATCGGTTTCCTGGATCACGTGATTCTTGGTGATGACGACTATGTGAGTTTTGCCGACAGAGGCCTTCTGTGAAAGGAGAAAGAACGATGACCGAGGGAGCCTTCAACACCGGCCTGCAGGAACTGCTGGAACTGATGATCGAAAGCGCCGAAACCGAGAACGACAGCACCATGGAGGAATGTTTTGGAACGACCATAGAGAAGGTCAGAACCTTCGAGGAAGCCGAGGTCCTTTCCAATGTTCCCGGCCTGGTCGTAACCCTTGCCGACGGGAAAGAGTTCCAGGTGGCCGTGGTGCGCAGCTGCTAACCGAGAAAGTCAACCAAAGGAGGAGAGAGAACCATGGCAAGAAAAAGTACGAAGAAAAAAGAGGCTTCGCCGCCAGGCAGCACCGACGGATTCTTTTCCGTCATGTCGCTGTCCCTTCTGGCCCCCAACGATTTCAACGCCCGCCGCTTCGAAGAGAACATGACGCCGCAGCGCCGGGCCCGGTTCGAAGAGCTAACCGCCTCGATCCGAGAGAAGGGCATTATCCAGCCGCTCCTGGTGCGGATGATCAGCGCCGACCACTTCGAGGTCGTCGCCGGAGAGCGCCGGTACCGCGCCGCCCTCGAGGTTGTCAAGCGGCTCGGAATATCCCCGGAACAATACGAGGTCCCCTGCATGGTCCGGGAAATCGACGACGATGCCGCCTTTGATCTCATGCTCGTCGAGAACCTGCAGCGCGAAGACCTCACGCCCTTCGAGAGCGCCCAGGCCTTTCGCGCCTACCTCGACCGGCACGGCAACACGCCCGAGGCCGCGGCCGACCTAGCCACCCGCACCGGCGTTCCCGTCCACGCCATCCGCCGGCAGGCCCGCCTGATCGATCTGCCCGAAGAAGCTCTCAAGGCATGGCGGGAGGGGGATCTCACCCAGTCCCACCTGGAGACGCTCACCCGCTTCTGCGACCGGGAGCGCATCCTCCAGGCCCTGGCCGAGTGTCTGCGCCGCAAGCTCTCCGTCAAGGAATTCCGCGAATACGTCGCCGGCATCTCGCCCGACCTCGACAAGGGCTTCTTCGACAAGGCCGAGTGCCAGAGCTGTTCGCACAACACCGCCGTGCAAAGCGGACTCTTCGCCGACGAGTCGCCCGGCGCCCGGTGCTGCAACCCCGCCTGTTTCGAGGAAAAGCAGGGAGCGTTCCTGACCGAGAACTGGCCGAAGAGCAAGCCCGCCGAAACCTTCGGCACCCGCGGCTTCCGGTTTGGCCACCGCATCGTCGGCGAGTATCGCGAGATTGTTACGGGCGAGACGGTCGATCGCTGCAGGGAATGCGATGCCTTCGTGTCCCTGCTGCGCCTGACCGGCGTCGTCGTCAGCGGATACGACCGGACCTGCATCGGCTCCCGCGAGTGCTTCGAGGAACTGTATTGCCCCAAGGCCGCGCCGCCTCCGGAGGAAGAAGCCGAAGAACCGGAAGAAACCTCCAGCCTCGGCGAACATCTGGCGGCCGCCCGCGAGAAGAAAAAAGAGAGCCAGGCCTCCGAGCCGGTACCGGCTTCGACAACCTCCGGCAGGCTGGAGAAGCCGGCGGCATCGCCGCCCGAAGAGACCGGGCCCGTCTTCAACGCTCAGCGTGGGGAGAGGTTCCGCAAGGAATTCGTCAAGACCGCGCTGCCGGAGCTGGCCGTGGCCGAGGGGTTCGAGGCACCCAAGTTGCGACTCGCCCTGGTTGCCCTCGCGCTTTCCTCCTCGGCGGCGAAGACTCATCTGCTCGCCGCCCTCGGGTTGAAGGGCAACGTCAAGCCCGATCGGCTGGCGGAAGAGATCTTCGAGATCCCGGCCGAGGACGTCCTCGGCGAGCTGATGAAGGCCTCCGTCGCCCAGGTCCTGAACGACTACACCCTCATGCCCGCCGTCTGGGAGCTGGTCGCCCAGCGCTTCGGGATCGACTTCGCGGGCGACTGGCGCATCACCGAGGAGTATTTGAACACCCTGACCAAGAGCGAGATCGTTCGGATCGGCGAAGAGCCCGACGTCGACATCTGGACGGATGACAAGGTCAAGGCGTGGCGCAAGGAACACCACAAGGGCAAGGCGCTGCTCTCGCTCAAGAAAGAGGAGCTGATCGCCATGATCCTCAAGAGCGGCGCGGATCTCGCCTGGCGGGTTCCAGCCGAGGTTGCCGGGAAGAGGAAGTAGGCCATGAACGCGCAGACCATCGCCGCCCGCATCGGCACTGCCATTGACGGGGAGCATCTGGTTGCCATGCCCGAACCCGCCGCGGCCCTGGCCGTTCGCACCTTGGGCGACTTGCTGACCCAGTGGAAGGGAGGGTGTGTTTTGGCGGATGCCGGCTCCTATCTCCGTCGGCCCTGCTTTGCACCCCGGCCCCGTCGCAGCGGCCGTCCCCTGCCGGCTCCTCGTCCAAACATCGCCTCCGTCAAGCCGGTCAGCGCCCGTCTTCTCGCCTCCATCACCGGAGCATGGGCCTATTTCGAGTCAGTTGGGAAGACCGACCCCGCTTTGCTGCAGGGACCTGTCGCCGGAGAAGGACTCGAAAGGCTCGTCGAACTTCTCGTGGAGGAAGTCGGGGAACAGTGGCCCTTGGCCGCATACCTGGAGGAGGTCGTTTTCGAGGCCGAGAATCTCGCTGCCCATCATGGCCTGTGTTTGGTTCTTCCTCATATGGTCTACGAAGACGAGGCCGCCGGCGTCATCGAGGCCTTCCTTAGCGGGCCGCAGCACGTACATTCCTGGCTCGCGCATTCCTACGAGCTGATGCAGCACGAGCCGACGTTCGATCTTGAACTTCCTCCGAAAGACCACTCCCTGATCAAGGAAATCGGTTTCGGCCGATTGGTTGAAACCTACGCTACTTATGAAGGGGAAAAGAGTGTCGACCTGAAGAAGCTGGAGAGTTGGTGGGAAACATATTTCGGCAAGGTTGTGAAGGAGTTTCCCGTCCTTGCCGAAGAAGAATGGCCGATCATCTGCGGCAACGGCGGGCAGGATGCGGAACTCGTCATTACCTCCGCCAAGGACATACGGTTCGCCGTCGCTTACTCCGATGCCTATTACACGATGATGGACGACCTTCCGGACCCGTGGCAGATGGATCATAACGATGATGGAGCCACCGAAACCTTCATTCACGAGATCTGCGAGGTTTGGCGCAAGGCCAACGGAAAACGGTCCGTAAGGTGGACTACTCCAAAGCAACAGAGGCTTTCATATCTCTATCGGGAGGGGAAGCTATGAACGATAACGCCACCACGCAGCGCCAGCTCTACGGCGTCGGCATCTTCGAGGAGGAGATCGTCCTTTCCGACTTCACCGGCGAAGCCGAGCGTCGTTTCCTGGTCACTCCGGAACAGCTGATGGATTTCTTCCGGGCCGAGCGGACCTTTGTCCCTTTCCCCGGTTTGGTCTGGATGAAGGCAGACGGGGTGCGGGAGCGATACCTCTTCACACTGCCGCCCGGGCGGCGCACCATCCTTTACCGGCGAAAGAAGAAGGTCGTCGGCAAGCGCCTGCAGCTGCCGGCGATCGCCATCGAGGCGGCCGTCGTTCCGGCTGGAAGGATGATCCTCTCCATCCAACTTTGGGGATTCGCCGGCCGGGATCTCAAGGCGGACAGCATCCTCTACGAGCTGCCGCTTCCGAACCTGGGCGGCTCCAGCCTTTGCCTCGGCAGCACCGAGCGCGCGATTTCCGGCGATGTCCTCGGCGCCGTCGAGCGAACCATCTTCGATACCCCGTTCAACCACCACAACCACCTGGTCGGGAAAGAGTCCTTGCCGTTCCACGACTATGTCAAGAAATACGACGGCCGCTGCCCCCTGCGCACGCTCAAGCGCATCGGCCGCGGCCGCGACATCCTGGAGGGAAACCGATGAACCGCAAGACGCACCTGGCCCCGCAGTTCCGCCGGCTGGTTCTGGTCGGCACCGGCGGCACCGGCAGCTACCTCGCCCAGGGACTGGCGAAGATGGTCGCCGGCTACCGGCTCGACATCGAGGTCATTCTCGTCGACCCCGACGTCGTCGAGGAAAAGAACTGCGCCCGGCAGAACTTCATGGCCTACGAGATCGGCCAGCCCAAGGCCGAGGCCCTGGCCTTCCGGCTCAATCAGCAGTACGGCATCGGCTTCGGCGCCGTGTCGGCGAAGGGGGAAGAGTTTCTGTGGAACCCGGGATATTCGGGGATCCGCCACTCGCCCCGCCTGATCATCACCTGCGTCGACACCGTCGAAGCCCGCAAGCACTACAAGGGCGCCGGGCCCTGGCTCGATCTCGGCAACGGGCAGGAAGCCGGCCAGGCCCTCTACGGCACCACCGAGGACAAGAAGAAGATCAAGGCCGAGCTCGAAGGGTGGGAGACCACGCCGCACGTCGGCGCCCTGCCGAGCCCCTACCTGGTCGCCAACATGGCCCGGCGCCGCACCCGCAAGCGGCAGCCGTCCTGCGCCGACACTCCCTTTGCCGAGCAGGGCGTCTTCGCAAACGAATGGGCCGCCGCCGCAGGCCTCGCAATCCTGCGCCAGCTCCTGATCAAGGGGCAGCTGTCCACCCCGGCGATCTACTTCGACACCGGCAAGGGCCGGATGACGTCGGGATTTATTACACGGGAAACTCTAGCCGCTTGAGAGAGGTCATGAAATTTACTGCAGAGCAATACGCCGAGGCCATTAACCGGTTGGAGTTGGCTGCAACGCAACTGGATCCTGATGGGAGGTGCTGTGCCATTTGTGGTGACTCCGGCCATCAAGCTTGGGAATGCCATCACAACCCGCTGGTGCAGACAAAACATGTTGAAGCAGCGGAGAGCAAGTGGCGTTGCTTCCACTGCAATGAGGTCTTCGACGATTACGAGAAGGCGCGCCAGCATTTTGGAAACAATCCTTCGGCAACGCCTCGATGCGTCATGAAGAAATGTATGTGTCACGAGTGCCCCTGCAATCCAACGGAATGCGCCGGCAGGGGATAACGAAAAACCAAAACCCAGGAGGAGACAACCAATGGCAGAAACCAGAGCACAGATCGCCTACCACTTCAGATTCGACCCGGCCAAGGAGACCCCCGGCCTTGTCCGGCTGCCGGAGATGATCACCCGCACCCTCTCCGTCGGCGAAGAAATCGTCCCCGAGAAAGTATCGTCGGCCGTCATCCCCGAGGCCGATCGGGCGGCACTGCTGGCCGAGATGGAAAACCAGGTCCGCGAAGCGAACCGCACCGCCAAGCCGGCCGGAGGATCCGCCGACGCCGAGGCGGATAAAGATGAGATGAGCGCGTTTTGAAAAGGAGAAAATTCTGATGGGAAGCGGACTGTCACATAATGTGGCACTAGCCTTTATCGTGCGTAAAAGAGCAGAAACCGTAACCGTGAAGTGCCCGTATTGCCTGCAGGAGCATGAGCATTACTCGACCGGGGTTGCCGTGGCTATCTGCGGGCAGGGGGAATACAGCATCATCGAGCCAATGAAGAGGAGATAGAGAGATGACCCAGCAAACCGACATGATCGTCAAGTTCGAAGGCAAGGAATACAACGTCCCGGCCGGGTTCACCGCCGAGGAATTCGTCGACTCTCTGGCCGTAACCAACCCCAAGGCGGCGACAGCGAAGCTGATCAAGGACGGGGAGGGGAAGTTCACCCTCAAGCCGACGTATCAGGACAAGGGGTGATGACATGCAGATAGAGGAAATCAGCAAACTGTCCGGAAATGAACAGAACGACCTCCTAACGCTACAGGCCAAGGTCAACGAGGTGGTCCGCAAGTTCAACCAGATGGTTGAGCCGGTGGTGCTCTCTTCGGATTGCGCATTCGTGCCGAGCTTGCCGCCGGCAACCGTCTCGGCGGATGCCGACGCTGGCGCCGGACCCGTGGCCATACTCGAGACGTGCCCCCATTGTGGGGGCCTGAAGCTAAAGGAGTGATGCGATGACAGCAGCAGAATTCAACAGCAGGTACCCGGTCGGAACTCCGGTGTTTTACCACCCCATCATCGGCAAGCCCGAAGGGCGGGAAACCCGAACCAGGTCCGAGGCTTGGGAACTCGGGAACGGGGAGCCGGTAGTCAAGATCGAAGGTCTTACCGGCGGAGTCTGTCTCGACGCGCTGACCATTCTGGTCGATTGAAGCGAACCCGGCCCAATGGTTAACCCTCGGAGTTGCCATGAAATACGACCCTTTGAAAAACAAGATTGTCATCACGCCAGAAGAAGTACAGATGGCCGCCCATTGCCTGATGTACGCATTGCGCAATATCAGGCTTGCAGCCGGCCTGCCGCTGGAAAAGCACGAAAGGCCCGGATGTCTGGAGCCGGCAGATCATGCCCAGCGCGGGATTCTCGAAGCCGCAAAGGCCCTCGGGATGGACTTGGGTGCAGAATGGGGGAACGAGTTAGATCTACGTCAAGAGGTTTAACGCTTAAGCTGCCGGACCATGGAGGAATCGATGGATATCAATTTGAAGTGGGGCCGCAAAGGGATTGACTCGATGGCCGAGAAGATCCGCAGAGACGGAGAATGCGCTGAACTGTCCGCACTTGTTTGTTTAGACATGATTGTGATGCTGCAAGCAGAGGTAAAACGGTTGGAAACTGAAAACGAAGAACTTGGGCAGCAGGTTTGCAGCGAGTGTAGCCCCGAAAACTACGGGTGGATCTTTAATCGTGTGGAGGGGAAGGCGGCGTGTGGTTGTATGACGGAAGCGGAACCGTTCCAGATTCTACAGGCGGCCTTGGAGAGAATAGCGCAAGGCAATTACTCGGAGTCGCAGCAAAGCAGAATGGCCCGCAAAGCATTGCATGCTGTGCTCCCGCTTGATCACCCCGATGTGTTT